TACTATTTAATGACCACTGAGCAGAAAGATGCGGTGGAGGCAGAAGTTTTATTTCAAGAGCCTTATAGCAATATTGCTACAGACAAATGGATAGTAGAGTGTACGACTGGGGGGCTAGACTGTGTAACTGAATACGCTAGTGCTGAAGAGTGTAGAGAGTATGTTATAGAAAATTTAAGCGTGTGGGACGATTTATACGGAGTGTAGTAGACAATTTGTCAGAATAGGCTTATTTGTATTATATTTGAAGTATTGAATTCAATTAATAATAAACATTATGGCGAAGGCTAAAAAAATCACCAATGAAGAGTTGGCTGCTGTACAAGGTGCAGTAAACAGCATTAACAATCTTTACATGTCTGTAGGACGTACTATCGTTGAACTAATCAAAACCTCTGGGGGCATTGACGATCTTGATGCTGCTTTAAAGAGTCATCAAAAAGATCTCGAAGACAAGTATGGGTCGATAACAATAAACCTACAGACCGGCGAATACGAAGAAGCCGTAGAAGAGGCTGAAGAAGTTGCAGAATAAAGATTTTTATACGTATCTTTGACTAGCTCATAAGGCAATACATGAGTTTGGTTTACTATTGAAAGGGGGGCTTTTTGCCCCTCTTTTATTTTTTATCTTTGTCCTTATGAGTGATCCAGGAAAAAGAATCAAGAATCTCCTTAAAAAGCATGGGCTTAGTGGAGTGAATAAAGCTAAGCGTACACCTAGTCATCCGACAAAAAAAGGTGTTGTTCTTGCTAAGGTTGGCAATAAGATAAGGCTTATTAGATTCGGTGACCAGAAGATGGGTCACAACTATTCTAAAGGAGCTCGTAAATCATTTAAAGCACGACACGCTTCTAACATTGCTAAGGGTAAAATGAGCGCTGCTTACTGGGCTAACAAGCTTTTCTGGGCAGGCTCTGGAGGGAGCAAGAAGTCACCACCAAAATCCCAGAAGAAAAGATTTGAAGACGGCGGAGTGGTAGATCCTCCAAAAAAAGAGCTTACATACAAAGACCTCGTCAACTACGTGGCAACCGCTAAGAACACAACACCGGAGCAAGTAGAGGAGGCTATGGCTCGTATCATATTCCATGAATCTAAGGGAGACCCTACCATCAAGCAAAAAGGCGGTGGTCCGGGTAGAGGTGCTTTTCAGTTTGAGGTAGGTGATGGTCACGGCGGAATTATTGCTGTCAACCGCGCATATAACCTTATCAGCGGTAAGGATAAGTCTCACCCCGATCTTATGAATTACGCCACTCCAGAATGGATAGAGACCGCATACCCGAGTAAATCATTTGATGCTTCTACAGTTTCACTTGAGCAGCAGAAATATTTATTCCTAATGAATCAGCTTGCCCACCCAAAGGCGGACTTAGGAAAGCTATTCAGTGGTGAAGTTCCGTTGGTAGATTACTGGGCTAATTATCATTGGGCAGGGACGGAAGAGAAACGTGCAGATAGAATAAAATCTTTTGACCTAGACATGAAGGCATACGATCAATTAAACATTAAGAAAGATGAACAAGGGGCTGAGTAAATTAAAGAGCTTGTTTTGGTATTCAGATTCTGAGCCAAACGAAATACTAATTGCATTTTGTCACTTGATTGCTCTCCCGGCTTCTTTAGCGGTAGAGTATTCTGAGCCTCACTACCTTCTTATGCTTGGCGGCATAGGTGCTGGTGCGTTTCAAATGTGGTCGGTTTTGTGGAACGGATCTCTTAAAATGCGTCTTTATGCAGTACAGATTGCGTCATTAATTGCCATCGCTACAATTATCAATTTATCTAGTGCAGGACTCATGACGGGCTCAAGAACCGGCTGGGTAGTGATTGGTATCTTTGCTATATGGAACACTGTACGCGTGTTCAAAGAAAAGATAGATAGAGGTGTTTAAACGTTTACAGCAGGTTTGGAAGTACAGCGACAGTCAGCCGACAGAGATAACTCTCGGTGCGGCACTAATGATTTTGGCCCCGATAGCCACTTGTATGGAGCTGGGTTTTATGCCTTTCTTTCAGCTCGTTCTAGTAACAGCGGGAGGCTATCAAATTTATTGCGTATCAAAAGGAGATCTGGCTTGTAGAATAAGAGCTGCTTTCTTTACGTTTGGTCTTTATGCATCGAGCTTGGTAATGTTTTTGATGTCTATAGGCTTGCCTAGCCCCTCTCACTATGGATGGGTGGTTTTGGTAATATCGTCTTTTGGGAATTTGAGGAGGTTAAAAACAGAACAGCTGCATAGAAATGGATAACATTACACAGATAATAATAACGATAGCCACCGTTGCTGGGTCGGCTGGTATATGGAAGTTTTTCGAGTCTAGATTAAAGGTTAGAGCTCAAGAAAAAAAAGACGCTTTAGAAAACAACGATGGGGTGCAATATAGAGATGATCTAAAGAATAGAGTTCGTAACTTAGAGGCGTTGTTAGCGCAATCGTCTGATGAGAAAGATGAGCTGAGAAACCAGGTGCTACAATTAACGCAAGAAGTTTCTGCACTTCGTGTAAAAGTTGAGTATCTTGAAAAAGAAAATGACCGATTAAAGAATAAGTAATGAAGCACTTGAAAGTATTTTGTAGCTGGGTAAAGGAGACGGGGTCTCGCCTTTGGGCCTACTTATTAGGTCAAACTGAATTAGACGAAAAGATTACGGCAGCCGTAGATGAAACGCAGCGTAGAGTAGCTAACGTTGTGGAGGAAGCTAAGGATGTTGTAGACGCCGCTAAAGGCAAATAACTATCCATTTTTTTATTAACCATTTTAACTCATAACACTATGGGACAAGACTCTTTTGCTTCATGGGTAAACGATTTAGAAACCGCTGAACAGCCAACGTGCAACATTTCCAACCCAGAGGAGTGTGAAGCGTGTGGATCGTAAGTGGTGCTCGGTAGAACCCAAGGAGTGCGAGTGTGCAAAAAGAAATATCTGTTGCGATGAAAGTTCAAAGAAAGCAAAACCCAAAAAAGGAAGTAAGCGTCAAAGCACCTAGCGGTTATCACTGGATGACCAAAAAAGGACGTTATTACTTGATGCCTCATGAGGGAAAATTTAAGGAGCACGAAGGTGCTTCACTAGAAGTTCCGTTTAAGGTAATCACACAGCACTAAAAGAAGCCTCCCAGATTGGGGGGCTTTTCTTTTTTATCTTTGTGATGTTACGTAACAAATGACATAATTATGAAAATTGGAAAAAAAGAATACGGCGGTGGCGGTGCAATGAAAGAGATGTACGTTAGCGGCGGGATGCTAAAGGCTCTACTAAAAGACCCTAAGCAAGCAGAGATGGCTAGATCAATTCTAGCTGAGATGGGCGCGAAGATCCCGGAATACGAAGAAGGCGGCGCAACTGGTGACCCAGAAAAAGAAGGTAAGGGCAAAATGATAAAAGGTAACCCGGGAGAAATCCGTACCCAAGACCTTACCTCCCAAGAACAGAAATTTCTAGGCTTGCTTGATGATACAAACATGAGAGGCGGCAAGTACGAAAACTTCTACAATATGAACATGTATTCCGCTACCCCTGCAGAGGCTTATAAGTTCTACCAAGTAGATGCTGCGATTAAGCTTTTGAAAGACAAAGCCGGTATAACTGTTCACAGTAGCACAGACCCGGATAAGGTTTTGCAAATGGCTAAAACGAAAGACGTGCTGCAAGATGCTAATATATCAGCCAAGGAGATGTTTATGGATTGGTCTGACGATAGAAAGAAAAATCCTAAAAACTATCAAGCTAGTTATGCAGGTGTTGGTGGGGCGACACGAAAAAAGGATGCAGATGGTAATCCAATAATGCTACAGTAATAAAGAAAGGGGGTCCGAATGGGCCCCCTTTTTGATTGCAACAAACCAAAAAAACCTAACACCACAGTGCCGCAATCAATTTTTGTATACCCGGATAAACGGATCTTTAATCTCATCGTCTTCGTCGGGTACTACTAGTCTAACCTTGAAAGGAGTACCTTCGATTCTGTAGACCACCGCATTCGTGAATCTGTTTACTCTGTGCTCAACAAACACCAGATTGTCAATCTTATCGATAGCATTAATCTGGTATGTGTATACACATGTATCATTAGTTCCAAATAGTTCAGTGACTTCAATCTCTTGCTCTACGTCTGCAGGCAGGATGTCTAAGATTGATACTTGAGCTTGAGTTTGTGTTGCGAATAAAACCGCTAACACCAGAATTACATTCTTCATAAGGCATATGTTTTAAGTTTAACTGGTAACAAGTTATTAACTTCTATTCACAATTGCAACCCCCCAGCAAAAAAAATGTTTTATTATCTATCTTTGTGTATAATTTATTGAAAATCAATTCATATGGCAAGTTCAGTTCAATCATCACTAGAAGCAGCGGCTTCTGCAATGGGTATCGAAATTAGCGATACTCCGGAATTTGAAAGCGATTCTTCACCAGCACCAGAGCAATCTACCGCTACTGAAGAACCACAACAACCAGTAAGCGAGCCAGTGGCTCAACCTGCTGAAGATATTACACCGGAAGCTGAACCGGTACAAATGCAGCAAAGTTCTTCGACAGAAGATGACGACATTGATATAGACGCTACGTTCTTAGAGTATCTTAATGAAAAGATGGATACGAAGTTCGGCTCTTGGGATGACGTTAACTTCGGGAATGAAACTCAAGCTCAAGAAGAGATTCTTTTGCCAGAGAGTGTTAAGGTTATTGCAGACTTTGTTGAGAAAACGGGTCGTAGTCCAGAAGACTGGTTTCGCTACCAATCACTTAATCCGTCCGAAATGGACGATATGTCGGTGGTGCGATTAGAATTGGCAAGTGATTTCCCTAACCTTTCTAATGATGAGATCAACCTCCTTCTAGAGAAGAAGTATAAGGTGGATGAGGATATGTACGATGAACAAGATGTCTCATACTCTAAGCTTCAACTCAAGATAGATGCTGATAAGGCCAGAACCAAAATCAACGATGTCCGAAATGGATATATGTTGCCGGTAGAAAAGCCTGCCTCTTCAGAAGAGATTCAAAGTCCTATAGATGACCAGTGGGTAAATACCATGTCTGGCGTAGTTGACAACATGTCCTCTTTAGATTTCGATCTAGGAAAGGGCAATGAGTTTAAATACGCTATAGATGATAATTACCGCTCAGCTCTAAAGGATAAGAACGCTCGACTTGATGAGTTTTTTGATCAATACGTTGATGACTCTGGTCAGTGGGATCATGAGACATTAAGTGCACACCGTACTATCATTGATAATATTGACAGTATTGTTCAGTCTGCATACCGACAAGGTTTGGGGGATGGACAAAAAAATATTGTTACGCGTGCAGCTAATGTTGATGCCTCTAACCCGGTTCAGCAAACTAAAGATCGCAACCCAGTTGAAGAGCAGATTGTTAACGCACTCTTAGGAGGTGGAGACAGTTTGATGAGATTTAAATAATAACGCCTAAATAAAGTATTATGGCTTTTGGAATTACTGGGGCATATAGCGATGCTGATAGCCCATCACAAGGAGTAGTACGCCGCGCAACGATTGATAAATACAGCGCGCTAGGAGACTACATCGATGAAATCAACAAACCGGATAACCGTGAGTTGTTGGTAAAGACATTCGGTGATCAAGGTATCACCGGTTTCTTGAAATTAACTGGAGCTGTTAAGGCTGCAGGTACTAACGATCAAGTACAATGGTGGGAAGAAACTCGTTTACACCCAATCCAGTCTTACACTGTTGCTGGTTCTGCAATCACTGCAGCAAAGTCTCAGACTGTAACACTAGGTTCTAACGACACTTATGTTCGTGTAGGAGATATCGTATTGTTGGCTGGTGGTGAGCGTGCTTACGTTTCTGCTGTAACAGCTGGTACGTCTTTCGTAATCAAGAACTTGTTAGACGCTAACTTACCACAAATCGCTATCGGTTCTGGTAAAATAGCTATCGTTGGTAACTTGTACGCACAAGGTACTGACCAGCCAGGTGAGTTCTTCGAGAGCAACGTTACTAAGCGTACAAACGACTACATGATCTTGAAAGAGACTTACAAAGTTTCTGGTTCTCAAGCAACCAACATTGGTTGGATTAACTTGGGTAACGGGGATTACCGTTGGTACTTGAAAAACGAAGGCGACACTCGTCAGCGTTTCATGGACAAGCGTGAAATGATGATGTTGTTGGGTCAGAAAGTAACTTCTACAGATTCTGCATTGAGCGGTATCTCTGGTTCTGAAGGTTACTTCGCTGCTATCGCTGACCGTGGTATCAACGTATCTGGTGGTGCTATGACTGCATTGAGCGATTTCGATTCTTTGATTAAAGAATTCGACAAGCAAGGTGCTAACGCTGAGTACGCTCTATACGTAAACCGCGACCAAGACTTGGCTATCGACGACATGTTGGCTGCTGCAGGTCACACTGCTGCTGGTGGTACTACTACTGGTTTGGCTGCTAACTTCGGTGCATTCAACAACGATTCAGACATGGCTGTACAGCTAGGTTTCAAATCATTCACTCGTGGTGGATACACTTTCCACAAGCACGACTGGAAATTGTTGAACGACCCACAGTTGTTAGGAGACGCAAAAGAGTTCGTTGGTGCTGCTATTCCACTATCTACAGTAGTAGATGCTAAGAGTGGTGATCGCAACCCATCGTTGGAATTGAACTACAAAGCTTCTAACGGTTACAGCCGTGAGATGGAGCACTGGATTACTGGTTCTGTGTTAGGTGCTAACACTGACGGTAATGACTTCGCTCAGTTCAACTACCGCTCTGAGGTATGTTTGGTAACGCGTGGTGCTAACCGTCACGCTTTGATTTCTAAGTAATCAATCTGATATGGGGGGAGGCTTCGGTCTCCCCTTTATATCTTTTTTTTTAATTCAATTAAATACTACTAAAATGGCATCAGCTACAGTAAAAAAGGCTGCACCTAAAGGCCGTAAGGCAGGCAGCGAAAAAGAATCCTTTGAGAAAAAGGATCGCATTTATACAGTCATCAGCGGAGGAGGGATTGTTTATTCTCTACCGCAAACCGGAGTAACGGTGTATGACGAATCTACCAACTCTGTTCGTGAGTTGCGTTATTGTCCAAACGAGCGTTCTGTCTGGAGAGACGAACAAAGTCAATTTGCAAAGAGAGAGCATATCATGTTTTATGATAGCCTTCTTTATGTGCCTTACACAAAGCCCAATCTAATTCTATACCTTGATTTACACCCGGGTAATGTTGCAAATGGGGGTAACCGATTTGAGATGGTGGACAATGAGAAGACAGCAGAAGAGCAACTAAGCCAAGAATTCCAGGTGTTAGATGCAGTTAATGCTGTTCGTGATAAATCTATCGATGAGCTTGTGCCTATCGCTTTGTTCTACAACATTAATGTAGACCGTCCTGCAAGTGAGATTCGTTTTGATTTGTTACAGCAGGCCAGATCTAATCCATCTGGATTCCTACAAAGTTTTGATAACCCAATGGTTACGGTACGCGCTACAGTGAAGAAAGCTGAGATGTATCAAATCATTAAGACTGACCCTACTGGTGCATACTGGTTTGATAGCAGTAAGCTCATCTTATCGACACCAGCTGGTCAAGATACGGTAGACGTGATGACTCGTTTCTGTATGACAGACAAAGGCGCATTGGTGCTTAGTGAGTTAGAGCAGAAGACTGGTAACTTATAAGTTACTACTACCTAGAAAGTTAATGTAGTGAGGGGCGGGAAACCGCCCCTTTCTTTTTGGTATATTTGTAGGTATCTAAAAGTAATAAAATGGCTAGTGTTAATACGGTATATAACACCCTAAAAGACCTTGCTAATAAAGAGCAAAAGGGTTTTGTGACGCCATCTGTGTTCAACAACTTTGCTCAAATAGCGCAGGTGAACGTGTTCAAGGGAATGCTTGATAAGATTGTTGCGAGCAAAAGACTGCGTTTGCGTCAAGCAGACGGCAGCCGACATATGTCTGTTGAAAATCAAATCAAGGAAGATCTTTCTTCTTTATCAAAAACAACAACCTTGTCAAAATCTAATGGTGTGTTTACCAAGCCAGACGACTTTGCATATTTAATATCAATGACCTCCGGGGGAACAATCTTGTTAGGCCAGAGTACGCGTGTAAACGTTGAGGTGTTGTACGATGAATCTAAGATTGACTATATCTTAAAGAGCGACTTGTCTGCACCCAGTGAATCACATCCTATTGGTTTGATATCTGACGACATCGAGGTTTTCCCTAGCAGCATAAGCCGACTAAGACTTACATACTACAAATACCCAGAAGGGCTTAGCCCCACAACTGGCGCAAGAACCGCTAGTCTTCCGTCATTCGGATACACTACATCAAACGGTGTACATGTTTATGACGCTAGCACTAGTGTAGACTTTGAACTGCCGGACCACTATGTTCCCGAATTGGTAACTCAGATAGCAATGCTTATCGGTATTAATTTGAGAGACCAAGATGTGTTCACGTATGCTAGCCAGGAGGATATTAAAAACAAACAATAATGGCTAGAAATTACGTAAACTTAGAGCAGGTAGTTAACGACTTCATTATCACCCTAGATGGTGATGACTTTGTGGCCAATGCTACAGATACGCTGATCCGTACGTTTGCACTTCGTGGCATTCGTGAAATGGGTTTTGATTTATCTCAAAAGCTGCGTTCGTTAAAAATGAAAGTAAACACCGATAATAATACGGTAGAGCTACCAGACGATTACGTAGACTTGGTTAAGATTGGTGTGATTGGAGCAGATGGGCTGGTGTATGTTTTTGGTGAAAACCGAAATATGCATATTGCTCAAAAGTATAAGGTTACCTCCGGCAGCGACTTGCTTGCAGCCAATGCTATAGATTCTGACTCTGACGGGGTTTTTGACAGAGTAGATGTAACAGAGAGCGGTCAAGAATATAACGCTCTTAGAGGATACGATTCTTATGTGTTCAGAAATTACTTGTACGAAAACAGTGCGGGTCAGTTGTATGGACTTGGCGGGGGACAGTATAGCGGTGAGTACCGTATCAATCTAGATCAGAGTCGTATTGAGCTTAGTATCAATGACCACGTAAACACAGTGGTTATGGAGTATGTATGTGATGAAGCTAGAAGCAGTAACCCTACCGTGCATGTTTTTATGGAAGAAGCGTTGCGTGCGTATATTTACTACAAGCTTATTCAGCACAAGGCAAGCGTGCCTATGAACGAGAAAATGCGTGCACGCACGGAATACTATAACGAACGCAGGCTAGCTAATTCTAGACTAAAAAGGTTTAACAAAGAAGAAGCACTCAAGGTTATTCGCAAGAATTCTAAGCAGTCTCCTAAATTATGATAATCAAGAACGTACCACAATACCTCAACAAAGCTTCGGACGAGAAACTTCTCAAGCCGATAGAGATGTTGGATGCAGAGAACGTGCAGGTTTCATCTGACGATGACGGCAATGCTGGTATCGTTAAGACTATAAAGGGGAATGCTCATGTTGAGCAGAACTCTTCTGACGAAGTGTACTTTACTCCGGCAAGCCTTAAGGTTATCGGATCTGTCGCTATACCCAAGAAGCAGCAGGTAGTTTATTTTGCAAAAGCAGAGGCTAATCTTACAAACATAGACCACATTTATGTTTACGATGTAGACTTGAATAAGTATAAAATACTATACCGTGGTAACCAGCTAGGTTTTAACATTGACTCTTTTGTTGAGTCTAGTGTTGTGTTTAATGGTGACGACGAGGCGATCGTGTATTTTACAGACGGGGTGGGCGAACCCAAAAAGATGAATGTTGATCGTCTTCTAGCTAATCGTTCTGACATATGGAAGGATGCTGATGGTATTAACTACTACACTGACACAGATAGAGATGAGTTCTTTGCTGTCTGTAAAACCCCACCGCTAACCCCAATCACGTTTGAGTATACTACAGACACTGCTGTCCAAAGTAACAATGTCACAGACAAAACATTTCAGTTTGCATACCAATACATCTATAAAGATGGAGAGGTAAGTGCTGTATCTACGTATTCTAAAATTGCAATTAATCCTAATACATTCGGCACTGGTGTTGTAGAGCCGGAGTTTGAGAGAGAGAATAACAAGATTGTACTGTCCTACCAGAACGGTGGATCGGAAGTTGAGTCTATTCGATTCCTTGCTCGTCTTGGTGGGACTACAGTCTTTTATAAAATCGGAGAAGTAAACAATGGTACTGGGGCTAACCCCACCTTTGACTTTACTAATGATGGGATGTTCCCGGCTGTTTCGACAGCAGAGATAGATAAGGTGTATGATAATGTACCGCTAAAGGCAAACGCGCAGAGCATATCTGGAAATAGGCTAGTATATGGTGATTACACAGAGGGATACGACAATGTGGCAATTAACGTAGAGTCTTCTATCACATATAAAGACGTAGAGAATACCGGAACCATTAATGCTACACTACAATCCATCTCACTAGGAAACGGACCTGCTATCATTATTGACGGTACAAACATGGCAGCTAGTTACGGTCAAGGTGCTATCATTAGATTGAAGGTTACATTATCCGGTTCTAGCGGCTCATTTAGAATCAGTAGAGACTCCCCGTCATATTTATTTAGCGAGGATTATGTTGTCGGTTCGGACAACGGAAACTACGGATTAGGTCAGTACACTGGTAATCCATCAACCAATAACTATGTAGACATTCCTTATAATACAGACAAGGTTCTCAGTGCTACTATCATAGCAGGTTCTGTTATGACGCGTGACGAGATCCTCGACGAGATAGAGACTCAGTTTGCGGCAACATCAAACGCTGTTTACGATTACACAAACAACGGTGTTAATTACAATGCCACTGGTGTTGTAACCTCTGTTGGTTCTGGTACACAGTCTTATTCTGTAGGAGATCCAGTAGAGGTTGGATTAGACTTCCCGGAGATTGAGCTAGCCTTTACTGCTGATTCAGCATACACTGTTACAAACAAAAGAAAAATAGATATAGAGTTTGATGTACTTAAAGCAAAGGTTCATTATAACTCCGGTATATCAAAGCGCTTAGTGCAAATTGACGGTCATCCACTAAACGATACCAGAACCACAGCTGCTAGTTACCTCGGGGTTGCTAACTTTAGATACATATCCACGACTAATGTGACTTTAGCCGTAGATGTCAAGCGTTCTCTAGAGGCAGGTCTTTCTTCGTTTAAGACAAGCGCAATGCATAATTTTGGTATTGTGTATTATGATGCTAAGGGCCGGGCTTCTTTTGTACAGAAAATTGACGGTGTTTTTGTTGGGGGCTACACCGATTCCAACCGAAGCACAAGCCTAGGCAGGGTTCAGATAAACTTAAAGATCAAACACAATCCACCTTCTTGGGCAAAGAAGTATCAGATTGTATATGGGGGCAATGAAACTTATTCAAAGTTTCTCCAGTACGGGGTTGCCGGTGCTCACTACATTTCAGACCAAGACAGTATATACTTAGACTTGTTCCCTCTAGAAGGAAAGAATAATTCTTACTCGAAAGACAAAGCTGCAAACCTAGATTATACCTATCAAGACGGAGACATGCTTCGCATTATTTCGTTCCATGATTCCTCACAGAATCGTGTATATGTTGATGACCAGATATACAACGTCCTTGGCAAAGAGTTGGTGACCGACGCTAGCGAGGTAACTCCAAGTCGTGCGTCTACATATGTTGTGATTAGAGATGAAGATTATTCCTCTAAAACGTACAGCAACTTTAACCTAACAAAAGTTAAGGCGGGTAGTGACGACTGGGGTCAGCGTGTTATGGTAGAGATAGTATCGCCTAACACCGTCAACAACGACACAGTATATTATGAGATAGGTGAAGTATACGATATTACTAGTGGCGCTCATGTTGGAGATATAACTGACGGCGGATATCCAGTAGTGCAGCTTACTGATGGCGATATTTACTTTAAGCCTCGCGAAGTGCTGGTTGCTCCTTTTGATTCTAGCAGTTCTGAATATGACGAAGATGATTATTCTAACTATGAATACGAAACTTTCTACGTGGAGTCTTCTAGTGTCAGCGACTACTTCGACTCAGAGGTTACTTCTCGAGGGCGTCCTCACGCTATCAATGAAGATGCAAAGCAGGTTCGTAGACGATCTTCTGTTACGTACTCAGATCCGTACATAGCGGACAGTGCTGTTTTAAGCCTCTCCAGCTTTAACCCAGCTACTGCTAACTTTAGCGACTTTGAGATTCGTCACGGAAAGATTGACAAGCTTGTTGACCAGACCGATAGACTTTATGTTTTCCAGGAGCACAAGGTAGGTATTGTAGGTGTAAACAGAAATATACTAGAGACCCTTACAGACCAGAACGTTGTGGTTTCTAATGTAGTATTTAGTACTCCAAATTATTATGCTGGAGACTTTGGCTCTAGCGGTTATCCTGCTGCTGTGGTAGAGCGGTTTGGTATGATGTATTTCGTGGATGTAAAAGCGCAGCGAGTGCTTCGCATCTCTCGTGACGGCATCACGCCTATTAGCGACCCGAATATGGATTCGTTCTTTGATAAGAAGTTTTCTTCATATTTAACTGAAAGCGGTAAGACAGAGCTTGATATAGTTGCTGGTTATGATCCAGACAACTCAGAGTATGTGTTAACTAGTAAAGACCGTGGAAGCTACACTGGATTCACCATTGGGTACAGTCACAACAAGAGAGTGTTCACTTCTTTCTATTCTTTTAAACCAGACTTTTACACCCACATAAATGACAGATTCTTTTCTTTCAAAGTCGTTAGCGTTAGCGGTACGCAACAGTACATGTGGGAACATGGTGCTGGCTCAACATACGGCAATTTCTATGGCACAGACTACGACGCAAAGATTTCAATCATTGCAAACGCCAATCCGTCCATGGTTAAAGCTTTCCAAGCATTATCACTAGAGGGTGATTCCGTGTGGTCTGCTGTGGTGTCTACCTCTAATCAAACCACCAGTATTGCTACTGGGGATTTTGATGAAAGAGAGCGAGGTTACTACGCTGCTATACCTAGAGATACTAGCGCCTCTACTGCTAATTACATAACGATAGGTATTGTAGACGACGTTACCGGAACAGCGGTAACCTTTGACAACAAGATTAATAGAATGCCTATACCTTTAGGTGCGGCATTGTATAAGGTTGACGGTAGCTCACTGACTAATCTTAATGCTACGGTGTCTAGTATTGATAGCTCTAAAAAGCTAACCACCAGTACTGCGCTTACTTCTTCTGAAGAGGGTAAGACTATTGTGGCTAAGCTTTCGGCTAAAGACGAAGGAGATGTCCTTAGAGATTACTACGCTAAGATTGAACTTACTAACTCTGTACATAACAAGAAGTCTGAGCTGTACGCTGTAAACACAGTGTTTGTAGATAGCCCTATGCACTCGGCGCTTAGTCAGAGATAATTATTAAATTTGTAAAATAGTATACTATTATGATAGATCCAGTAACGGGAATGCTTATAGTCCAAGGGGTTACAGCCGGAGCGCAATATCTCTCTGGACGTAAGGAGGCTAAAAAAGCAGAGGCAAGAGAAGAGGAGATTCGTTCTGCGGGTATTCCTAAAATGGAAACCCCACAAGAATACTTTGATCTCTACATGAAGGCCAAAGAAAACAAAGGGGCTCAGCTTGCTACAGCGCAGGCTCAGCAAGGTATGGCTGATACCGCTGCTGCTTTGCAGGCCGGTGGTTCGCGTGCGTTAATCGGTGGTCTATCAGCGGCTCAGCGTAGAACAGACACAACAATTGCAGGTATTGGAGCACAATCTCAGCAACAAGAACTGTCTGCCCTTGAAGGTTTGGCTGGCGCTCAGATGCGCACCGGCATGATGAACACTCAGATGGCTGGCCAGGAATACTTTAATGATTTGCAGGGAGCTCAGATGGCTTATCAGTCTGGAAGACAGATGCAGGCTAGCGCTATTAATAACTTCGCGCAGGCAGGGACTGCGGCTATGGGTGCTTACAGTGATGCTGATTACATGAAGAAATACGGGGATAGTGGCGTACTTAAGTTCTTCGGGAAACAAGGGATGAAGACTCCGGGTGAGTTTAGTCACGATGAGAATCCTATCGATCTTGTACGCGATGGTCAGAAAATTGGAGAGGCTACCGGTGGAGAATATATATTTAATCCAGAGCAGTCTAAGAAAATGAAAGCACTTGCTGGTAAAGAGAAGTCTCCACTAGCAAAATACGTTGTAGGGTTACTTAATAAATTTGATAAGAAAGCAGGATGAGTTTAATTTCAAAACCACTAGACTACAGTTCTGGAGCTACTCAAGCTGCTATCCAAGGCATTAGAGGTCAGCTTCAGATGGCGGCAATGGGCGCTGAAGAAGATCGTAGAGAGCGTAAGCGCGCTGAAGCGCAAGCAGCCTCCTTTGAGAAAAGCATGTCTGCTGCTGAAGGGTCGGTAAATTTCTTACCACCAAAAGCTCAGCAAGTATTCTCCGCCTACCATGACGGTTACAAGCAAGCCTTGGATGCTTATGAAGAAAACCCATCTCAAGAAAACCTAAACAGTATCAACAGAATTGTTGGTGCTGCAAACACATACTTGAGTCAATACGAGGGATTGCATAACGCAGACAAAAGCACTTTGCTAACCGGCATGTCCCAGCCAAACAAGTTTGGTATATCAACAGAGACAATGATGGGTGAGTTCGCTATGCGGCATGGTAACGATTCTGCATATAGCGAGGTTCGTTATGACCCTACTGTTGGTGATGTAGTTGTTAGCGGTGGCGGCATGGTTGGTCTTCGTGCTTCACAAGACCCTATGTTCAATCCGGACAATGCAATGATATTCCCTTCTAAGGCATCCATACCTAGAATAACCTCTGCTGAAGATTACGGTGGTAGATATGAGTCTTTATATTACAATCGACCAAGAGGGGAATTTGATAAAACCCTTCGCAATAGAATTGCTACGCAAGAAGAACTTCAGTTCTCAGCGGCAGCGTCATTAGCTGCTATGGATTACGGTAGCGATCCTCAAGACTTGAGTATAGGTATTGAGAACATCATGTCTGACCCAGAAGAAATGAAGCGAGCTACAGATTTATATGTAGATAATGCGTGGAGGCAAGCAAACATTGCTCATCAAAGAAGAAGAGAGCAAGAAAGCACTGGTCTAGACTACAATGGATCGGATGCAGTGACCTTTACTACAGAGGACTACGACTATACCGCAGGTCAGATGACCACAACAAAAATGTCAGCAGATATTCCTACCTTTGATAAACCAATAAAGGTGTTGATTGAGGCTGATCCGGGTAACGAAAATACCCCTACTTATCAAAGAGTTGTGCTAGGCGCAGCACAGCTCCCAGATGACGAGGGGATCGTTATAAAAGAAAATGTCGGAACTACATATTATCAAGATCCTAACTCTGGAGAGGTAAGTAATACCCCTCAGCCAGGCTGGGCAGAGATGACTCGTTATGAGAATAGAAGTAGAGTAATCAAACCTATTGGTATAGATGGGCGTAAAGAATACGCCGCCTATATGAATGCACTTGAAAAACAAAATGCGTTAAACCAAGAGGCTTCTTTACGGGTGATTAGCACAGAGCAAAGTGCGCTACCCGGACCACCGATGCCTCCACAATAACATACTAGATGAACGACGAGTTACTGCAATTATTGCAGAGTGGGTTTGATAGTGGATACAGCGAGGACCGCGTATTTGCTATGGCTATTAAGAATGGGTTTTCCTACAACGAAGTGACGTTGGCCCTAGAGTCTATTAGTAAAAAAAAAGACCAAACTCAACCTCCTCCCCAGGTTACAGACACTATGGTTTCTGGCTTGGAAGACTCTGGGTTGGATTTATCATACGAGACAAAGGCTGACGGAACGCAGTTTCCAGACGACTTATTAACTCAGCGATTTACTCAAAGCTCTGCTCCAAATAATAAACCGCAGGAAACTAACGATAGAGAATACCGTCATGCACTAATCGCTGATGATTGGTTCGCTGATAGAGATGATTGGTTCGGTCGTACCGCTAGATGGTACAATAACTTTATGGCTATGGCTCTTGCGACCGGGGCTCAAGAAGATCTCCTAGACGAAAGCCCAGAGAACAATGTTGATGCTGCAGAGCGACTGGCTTATTACAACGAAATACAAAACAAATACAGAGACGAGCGAGGGTATCCCGGATGGGGAGATCTTGGTTCTGCTAGCGGATGGTGGAAGATGGTTTTACCGGAAGTAGCAGGTAACGTTTTTTCATCTATTGCTGGTGGTTTTGCAAGCGGTAGTGCGCAAGAAACTGTATTAAAAACTATTGCAGAGGGTCAAGCTATAGGAACTAGCGCTGGTCTTGCTGGTGGTCCTCTTGCTGAGTTTACGGTTCCAATAGGTTACGTAGCTGGTACAGCATACGGTGCTGCTACCGGTACTTCTTTTGCTGGTTCATACGCCCTTGAAATGTCAGAGGCTATCGCCAAGGCTCTTGAAGACCTGCATATAGATACAGAAGACCCGGAAGAAATTGCACAGACCTTTGAGTCTGAGGAGGGTTTGAAAAAGATTAGAGAAGCAATGGAGCGCCGTAAGGTACGCGCTGCTACTATTGCATCTGTAGATGCTCTTCTCGCTGGAGGTGGTGGTAAAACCGCGCAGGCTATTAGAAAAGCTGGAGGTAGTAAAACAAAAGCAGTGGTCGCTGAGATATTAGTGGATGCCGCTGGAGGTGGTGCTGGTGAAACTGCAGGTCAGATCGTTGAAGAGGGTAAAGTTACCTCGGGTCTTGATATTGTTATGGAGGCTCTTGGCGGCCCAGTAATGGCCACGCCTGCTGCTGTAACCCGTGGCGCTAGCGCTAGGTATACAGAGCTGATGACTCCTACTGCAGAGAGAAACTATATCCAATGGGCTCAGCAGAACAAAGAAAACGGCAGTAGTATTACTACCGCGGCTTCACTTATGGGTGACGGCCAGGTTCAGATAGTAGAGAAAAAGATACAAGAAACAAAAGAGCAGCTTAAGAATGCTAAGGGCAAAGAGGCAAAGCAAACTTTGCGTGATGACCTTAAGCAACTTAGAGAGAAGAAATACGAGATGCTCAATGCAAACATTAGAGCATTCGAGGAACTCAATCAAGACCAACAAGTAGAGTTACTCGAGAAGAGTCAAAAGATATTTGCACTCCAGCAGGAGATGCAGGAGACAACAGACACAAAGCTTAAGTCAAGATTGGGTGCAGAGATCCTCACTATGATGACGGGCTTTAATACGTTTGAAGTAGAGGCTGTAGCCCCAGCGGTAGAAACTACTACCATGGATCAAATGCAGGCTCCGGTTATGCCAACAACAGATGCTAAGCCTATCGTCGAAGGGCGCTCTGAGGTTGACGCCTTAACTATCAACACACTAGAAGATGGAACTGAGGTTATTGCTCAGCGTCCTATCGATGGAACAGAGGTGCAAGGCGCTCTCCGCTTGGAGGGTAACCCAGAAAACCCTACACTGGTAGTTGAGACTGAAACAGAAAAAGTAGAACTCGGGCAGCGTAGTGAGGTAGACCCGTCTACAATCAGAATGTTTGAGCCGGCTATTGCTGAGCGTGAGACACTAGCGGTGCAGGAAGATGGATCGTTTGTTTATCAACGTGATGACAACCCTAACGTACCGCAAGGAACAAAGCTTACTATTGATGAAGAGGCTGGCGTTAGCGCTATCTCTGTATTTGGCGAAGGCCAATTCAATCCACTACAAACACCAGAGGCAATTGCTGGTGACGCAGACAGAGGTGTCCGTGTACAAATGAAAAACGAAAGCGGTGAGGTTGTTGAGCTCTACGGCCAAGACGCATTGGATGCTGCATATCAAATACTGCTGGCAGCCAAAGAGAACCCTGCAGATAGAGCAAAAGTTAACCAAGTAATTGAGAACAATGAAGCAGCAAGACAAGCCCTTGAACAAGCCGAACGTGAGTTCGCAGAAGAAGGATCTGTACCAGAGACTGATGGACCTACCACAGAGCAAGCGCAACCAAGTGTTGGCCCAGCTCCTCGCCCAGCCGAAAGAGTAGCCCCGGGTGCTGCTGAAGAGGCAGCGTCAGAAACGGAGAAGACTAGAGAGGCCGTTAACGAACTAGACGATTCCGTTGAGGTTCGTGGTGGCGCAGTAAATCCAAGACGCCACGGTGTAACCCCACGTATTGCAAGCATGCTTAACAGCGCGTATAATGCATTCGTTGGTTTATATACAGAAGCTCCTCGTGTTATTATCCATAAAACAAAAGAGTCGTTGCAGCGTGCTACCGGAGGCCCGTACGAAGCTTTCTATGAACATGAAAGAGAGGGTGGCCCAGCTATACACGTTATGTATAATGCGACTACCGCTGCTATACGTGAAGAGTTTGCGCACGCAGGACTTCGTCACGTCATGGTACTCCAGCCTGCTGTTCGTACAAAATTGTTTAACGACCTGCAAGGCATTAACAATGAAACACTTCGCAATAAAATCAATGAGCGCTTCCGTAAGTACGTAGCGTTCTATATGGAGCGTGGTGCTTCTGAGGCAAAGGCTGTTGCCATCGCTGAAGAGGAGGCTATTGTCGGTATCATTGCAGACATCAACGACAACCTTAATCAGATTGACGCTAGTGCTAAGGCTAAGACTAGACGTGTTATCAACAAGATGCTCGGCACTAAGCTTGGCAAGTTCCACCTAAAGAGCAACAACGATTTAGTCAATATGATCGAGCGTGTTACGCAGGGATACAGAACTGGTAATAAGATATACATATTAGACATTGTTAGAAACGCACAGCCAAATCCAAATCCGAACCCGGCAGAGGCAATGCGTACTGAGTCTGACCCTACATCAGATGACCGTGCTCGATTGATTGACTTTGCGTTTGACCGTGACCTCGATTTGTCCGACATGAAGAAGTTGGGTAGCGGTGCTTTTGGTTATGCCTTCATGGTTAAAGATAAGGATGGGCGAGACGTTGTCCTTAAGCAGGCACAGAGCGTTGACGAGATGTACATTGCTTCAAACTACTTTGATAGATTTGGTGGTAAGCTACCGGGCCTTGCTCAGTACTACGATGTAGCAATTGCTTCCGATGTAGATGGAGTGCCGTTTATATACCAACTCAAAGAGTATTTACCGACATCAATGACAGACGTTGTTGGTAGAGATGGCGTCACTTCTCAGCTTAACATTGGCGCTGTAATCGGAGACCTTGAGAACATTGCTGAATCATTAAACAGAAACTTCCCTTACTCCGGTGCTTTAGGTCCTAGTAGAGGGATTAGTAAAATCCAGCATCAAGCCATGATCGAAAACATGACCGTGGCGAAACAACTTTACCAAGCTCTTAAGGCTGCTAGACTTGAGTCAATCAATGATTCAGAGAGAACTGCTGGTTCTGGTTTTGTAGAGTTGAGACTGTCTAATCTAAAGGCAGTGTTTAGTCCTATACTAAATTCAAGAGAGCTTAACATAGAAATGAACACATACAAATACTTGTATGAACATTTGTTTGGTTTAGACTACTACGCTGACGACCGTTTGGTTTTAAAGCCGGATGTCACTAGAGCTGAGTTATCTGCCTCACTTTTGCGTAAGCATGTAGTAAAGAGTTTAGTTACTGATATCGCTGACGGTTTGTTTAATTGGGCGTCTGTTGGTACTGCTACTTTAGAGTCGCTTCAAACAAAGGCTAGGCTCTTGGGTGAGGCCAGTCCTAGCAGCTTAGAGCGTTACGAGATAAGACAAGAATCTTTAGAAGATCTAGAGCAAAACCACCCCGGTTCGCTAGAGAAGATATCTAAATTGTACGACAACAATGAAATGATATTCACTCTAATAGACAACGCTATCCGTGCTGCTTTTGACGTCGAAGGCTTTACCGCTGAAGAAGTGATAGATGTTTCGATGGCTTATCTCGATAACCAGGTGGCAATGAGTAAGAGTCTTGGGCAGTTGGGCTTGAGATCAGCAGACCTTCACCCTGGCAACGTAGGGTTCGCAGCTATCAACTCCGAGAATAAGATTGAAAGATTCTCTTCTGTCAAGTTCTTTGATATCATGGGCCCGATATATGAGGGCGTAGAGCGAGGAGGGAATTTCCCGGTTACAGAGATTGATGCGTTTATAGCCAGGGATTTCAAGGAGTTTGTTAATGAAGGTAACAGAAGACTTAAAGATGCTGCCGCTGATATGGATTACTACACCAGTTTCGGTGAGGAAGACTTTGCGGCACGCACATATTACAATCACATAGGTGTTGGTGTTATACCTCCTATCACCATCAAGGCTATACTAGATGCAGAACCGGAAATGTCTATAGGCGAAAGCAACCTGGGGTATGATGGTACTGCACATCCTAAATCTAGAGAAGCTCTTAAGCACATAGCAAAGACCATTGGTCTTGTTAAACTGATGCATAAGAATCCAGACTACAAGTTAATGAGGGTTCTGCAAAACGAGTTGTTTAAAGTAGATGGTGCTCTGGGTGTTACCAAAGTAGACACTCAACAGCGTGACGACATATACTTCTTTAACGAGCAGGTACAGACAGCTTTCCATGATGTGCTCCAAGAGTATCAGCGTGAGGCTATGCTTGATCCTAGTGAGCGTTCAACTGTAGACAGTGGCAACCGTGCTCGTATTGAAGAGTACCTTCTTGCCGAGAGTATTGAATTTAAGGCGATCGAAGAGATTGGCTCTGGTGCTTTTGGCAAAGCATTTATTGTTAACACCCCAGACGGAAACGTCGTTGTTAAAAGAACCGCAAGCAAGAGAGAGACCTACATTAGTTCAAGATATATCAAGCGCCATAACGGTAAGCTTCCTGGGCTTGTTAAGTATCACGCGATGAGGGCGATGTTCCTGGACGCCGCAAACGATTGGATGGGCAGCGGTGTGATATTTGTCACAAAAGATTTATCAAACACAACTGTTGACAAGTACGGTTCTAGTTATGATATTTCGGTAGGCGATGTCTTCGGACAGATTACACTGGCTGTTAATAGTGTATACGATAAGTCAACAGAGCTGCTAGGTAATGTAGATCCTGGACCAGGTGTGCGTAACGGTATAGATTTACATACCGCGCAAAATACCGCGCTGGCTTTAATGCAGGTCTATCAAGACCCATACAAGGTTGCAGAGATTAATAAGTATATTGAAGATGAGCTTCCGGGAATCATGCTTCGTGGAGACAATTCCCCTAACACTGTAACTCAAGAAGTTATTGACGGGTCTATGACCCTTGAAGATATCATTGGTTATGCTGTTAACTTCTGGCAGATGGCAGGGTCGTTTACTTTATTAGGCGCCGCCAATCCAGATATACACAGCGCTAATCTAGGTTTCTCAAAAGAAGAGAAAACATTAAATGGATACCCCTTACTTGAAGCATTTGATGTTGACGGGTTTGAGAACAACATGATGCTCAACAGCCGCCAGGCACAAGAGGACCATCAAACTTTCATGAATGAGATAACAGACGAGACAAAAGCTGCATTCATTCCTGGGTATCAAGACAAGCAATACTTCTTCTTTGGGCAACCGTTTTCTCAGTTGAATCCAGTGGGGCTTGTTGGTGAGGAGGCTGCTAAGTTTAGAGAAGAGAACAAAGATGAGATAGTAATGGAGACCGCTATCCCAGCTCAAGTTCCAATCACCACCATGCAGGACGTCATGTACGATCAAGAAGAGGCTGAGTACACAGCAGGAGACATCATTGAAGAACTTCGATTGCCTCGAGACGACGAATCTCCTTACAGTAATAAGGACCCGTATTCAGATATACTTAGACAGTACGATTACGGATACACAATCCCATACCTTGACGGTACAGAATTGTTTAGAGATTTCCGTAGACAAGAAGACGGAAGCACGGCAGACTTTAGAGCTGGAGAGATAGCGGAACTGCTTACCAAGAACATAGATCAGTATGCTCTTAGTGATATGATTGAAAGGATGAATGAGCCTATGTTCCAAGCAACCTATTCAAGTCGATTCAAGGATATCTTTGAGACCAGAGAAAAACAAAGAGCAAGCTTGGTTTCTGCCTTGAAGTCTAAGCTCGACTACATGGAGAATGGAAACCGCGCTCGACTAGATGACGAGACCGTTGAGTTAGCGGTATCTAAAATCAGCGGCGGCAAGCGCGTGTCTCCTGCTCGTGCTACATCTGCTGGTTCAGATGTCAAGCTTAACTATGACGGGTCGAGACAAATCTCTATGGACTACACCAGAGAGAACGCTCCAGCTGTATATGTTCGTGGCGCTTTCGTATTGGGTACACACACAATGATGTCTGACATCAAGGGTACTAAAGCTTTAGATACTAAGAACCCTACAGAGGCTCAACTGAAAAAGGCTGACGAGATCTACGAGATATTCGTTGAGCGCGCAACCAAGAACCTTATTAGACTTCACGATTCTTTCAGTGAAGATGTGAGAAAATATTCTAAGCTCTGGTATGTTGGTGCTAACCTTACCGCTCAAGACATGGGCGCAAGATATGGGTACTCTCAAGAGCAAGCCGCCGGTATCCTAGCGGCTCTGTCTCCGCAGAAAGATTGGTATCAGAACATGGCGCTAGCTGAAGCGGTGATGCGCGTGATGCGCAATCAGAAAGATACAGAGTTTTCTAAGGCTATGTATAACAAAGCCCTTGGTAATACACGTAAGGTAAACAACAAGGTGCTTAGCCAGCAAGACTTTAAGAAAGCGGTAAACGAAAAAGCATACCAAGCTTACCTCAAGAGAAAGGCTGTGTTGCAGAGCATGATAGGCAAGACTTTAGGCGAGATGAGTCTCGAGGAAAACGGAGCTATGAACGCTGCTATGTTTGTCCGTACATACAACGAGATGTTTGAGGATCGCAACTACCACGTGGTAAGTCCTATTGGTGAGCGTATTGGTTATGCTAAGAAAGCAGATGGGTCTATGTCCACTATGGCATGGGGTTCTTATGCTGAGATTTCTTCAGCAACATCTATTGTGTTGAACGGTACTATGTCAAACATCGACAAGCAGGTTGGTGACCAACACAAGGTGCGTTCATTCTTCAACAATATCAATAACCCTAACTCTTTGGAGGGTGATGTTACGATTGACACTCACGCTGTTGCGGCTGCAGAGCTACTACCTTTAGCAGGGTCTAGCTCAGAGGTGTTCCACAACTTCGGCGGTGGTACTGCTGCTATGAAAGTCAAAGCTGGTAGTTCAAACCTCGGCATCAAGGGTGTGTACTTTGCGTATGCAGAGGCATACCGTAGAGCAGCAGACGAGAAAGGTATACTTGCAAGAGAGATGCAGTCTATCACATGGGAAGCTGTACGTACTTTGTTTACCGCAGGCTTCAAGGCTCAGAAGAAAAACAAGCAAGAGGTTCGTGCCATCTGGCAAGAGTATAGCAAGGGTAACATTAGCTTTGAAGAAGCTCAAGACCAGGTGTTTGAAAGAGCCGGCGGTGTGTTCAACCCGGACTGGTATGTAGACAGCGGCGATCGCGCAAGGCTAGATGAAACTAGAGAGAGACGTCACGCTCGCAAGATGTTCCAGAACCTACGACCAGATGTTCCTTTCGAGGCAGCCGTTCGTGAAGAACTTAAGAGAGACCCTTCTAGATTCTATGAACCTCAAAAGTTTAGCGAGATCAAAGAGCGTCTAGAAGAGATGAGTATTGAGGAGCTCCTTGCTGAGATGAAAGACGTTGCTATGTTTGACGGAGATAACCCCTCTGTTATCAATGACGCAATGGGTTCTTTAGCCGGAGGAGACTTCCGTGTTCTAGCAACACTTGAGTACCTCAAGAGACTGCAGCAGCAGGGGCGTACTTCTGAGTACCGTGCTGTTCTGAAAAGGTTCTTTGAAACTGGTACAGCTGTCGGTCAATTGTTACGACAGTTCGGTGAAATAAAAGGCCAGACTCCAGAGGGAATGAAAGACCTGGTTGACAGTGTGTACGAAGCAAACGGCACTACTCTCTCTGATACAGAGTACGAAGAGATGGGTGCTATTGTTGATGATTTGTTTGATGGTCAGCAAGATGTTCAAGCATTGATCAAAGAGCTTTCGGAAACCACAGACATGGACCGTGTTGGAGAGATTGAGGGAAGATTAGAGGACGCTAAACGCAGAGTGTCTGAGGCTAACAAACGATTGAATGAATTCAATAGCAAGTATGCTATGACATGGGGTAAACTAATTGGTTTACTTATCCAAGGTAACCTTCTTACTCCGGTGTCGCAGATGGTCAACGTTACCGCCAACCTTTCTACGCTACCTATCCTAATGCTAGACAAGACTCTTGGGTATGGCGCTGAGGTTTTGATTAACGGTATCCGCAAGAGCATGGGGAAAGATGTTGACCCTAGTATAGCATCATTACCACCTTCTATAACTGCAGCAATCTACGCTGGTAAACAGTTTGGTGTTGGTATTAAAGACGCATACAAGAGTGCTATTGGAGAGACTGTACCTAACGATAAGTTTGAGTACAACATGCAGCTTCAGCTGGCGCCCATCAAAGCATTCGGTTTGATAATGGCGAACAGCGACAAGCTTCCGGACGCTGTGAAGAACGGTACTAAATTAGATCAGATTGATTACCGTGCTAAGAAATTCCTAGAGGCAGTTGGTGGTACACCAGCAAACCTTATGTTCAGACTGCTGGCGTTTGGTGATGTGCCGTTCTTTAAATTCATGGAGGGATACGAACTATACAGAGTCGGTAAGTCTTTAGGGCTTAGTGGTGATGAGTTAAATAGATTCTTGAAGTATCCAAATGAAGAGTACAGAAACAAGGCAACACAAGCAGGTCTAAAGGTTACGTTCCAAGAGGATAACCAGTTTGCTACATGGTTGAATAAGGCTATAACAAGAACCGCTGATTTAATCGGGGAGCGCAGTCGTGTATTAGAGAATGCTTTCCGTGTTGTGGTGCGTATGCACATGCCGTACGTTAAGACTCCGGCTAACATCCTCGCTCAAAGTATTCAGCTAGCACACCCTGCTATACCTATTGCTACCATTGCTATCAAGAAAGCAGCAAGAGGGAGAGTATCTCAGCGCGAGCTTGCCGAGTTGTTGTCGAAAGCATTCATGAGCTGGCTGATGTATAAAGCCACACAGCGATTGATGGAAAGCGGATTGATTACTACTCCGGTAGATGCTGACGTTGCAAGAGAAAGAGATTTGAAATACTCGGTCGCTCCACCCAACTCGATCAACATCACCGGTATCAATAGACTATTGAAAGGTGAAGACCCTACACTTCAAGCGAATGATGTATGGTTTAACTATCAGAAGCTTGGTCTTGGTGGTGCGGTAATGGCAGCCCAGGCAGTAGGCTTGAAGTCCACAATGCGTGATGCGCAGATGGAGTCTAGAGTACTTAACCGCTCGGACAACTTCATGGATTACCTTGCAGATTTAACGGGTGTTGTTCCTGGGGTGTTAGGTTCTATGATGAACCAGTCTTTCCTTACTGGTATTGACGGTATCATTAAGCTTCTTGCTGACCCAAGCGAGCGCCAGCTCACTAAGTACCTTGAGAACATTTCGCGTTCTGGTTTCTCTGTGATTCTCCCGAACTCACTCAGCGCATTCTACCGCTCTGGTCGTGAGTATCTTCCGGACTACAGACATCCTAACGCAGACTTCTTCAACGTGCTTGACAACATCTTGCGTGATAAGACATTCAACTACCTGGGTACTGGCGAGCAGGTCATACCTCGTGTGAATATTTGGGGTGAGTCAATCACGCAAACTCCAGAGGGTGGTGGCTCATTGATGATCGGTGATGGAGATGAGTACCCTTGGTTGTACAATACCTTCGGTGTATTCAAATCTAGAATCAGTTCTACTGACCCGGTAAAGGTTGAGATATACAACTTGTTCAAAGAGACCGGTGACACTGATGTGATCCCTGGATATCCTATGCCGGTGGGTAAGTTAAAGATTCAACTCACCAAGAGTGAATCAGCTTACTATGGATTGAATGTAAACGAACCGCACTACATTGACGTGATGCCTAAAGATGCGCATGCTATGATGAAGATGTTCGGTACATACAGATACAATGAGATTAAGAAGTTTGTTTCAAGCGACTCTTACGAGCGAATGACAAACGCACAAAAGATTAGTGCTTTGAAATCTATTTACAATAGAAATTCTAGAGGCACATACGATGGCGGTATCTATCCATGGAAAGCATACCGTGATGGAATGGTTAGAAATTATTTTTTAGATTTAGGAGATGAGTAATATTATTAAAAAGATTCTAGGGGGTGGTGCAAAAGAAACTGTAGATGCGGTAGGTAATATCGTGGATAAGTTTGTTGCTACTCCAGAAGAAAAGGCCGCAGCGAAAGCTCAGATTGAACAAGAGATTAGTAAGCGTTGGCAGTCAGACATGGCATCTACATCTTGGCTGTCTAAGAATGTACGCCCACTTACACTCATGGTGGTTGTGGTTTTCCTAGTATTGATGACGTTCTTTGATGGCTTCGGATTGGTAGATGTTAACGGGGCGTGGATCAATCTATGGAACATGCTTAGCGTTACCGTTGTTGGCGGTTACTTTGCAGTAAGAACAATTGATAAAAGAGGAAACACAAAATGAAACTACAAGTATTAAGATTCTCTTCGCAAGAAGACAGTACACTAGGGTTGTTGTTCGATGTAACAGACGGCAACAGAGAGTTCTTAGCATTCACATTAGAAGATGAGCACAGAGAAGAAAAAGTATATGGAGAAACACGAGTCCCTGCAGGAGAGTATAAAGTCACGCTTAGAACCACCGGTGGATTTCACTCCCGCTATACTAGAAAGTATGGTGGGTTTCATCGTGGCATGCTTTGGGTACGCGACGTCCCAAACTTTGAGTACATACTTATTCATACTGGGAATACTGATGACCATACTGCTGGTTGCCTATTAGTAGGCGATCACTCGCAGCAGAATATAACTAAGGAGGGATTCATTGGTTCATCGGTTGACGCTTACCGGAGAATATATCCGGACCTAGCCGATGCTGCAGAGGATGGTGACTTGACTATCGAGTACGTAGACTTCGATATCCCTAATATCTAAACCCATTAAAGCCGACCATGTGAAGCAGTGTTTCTAGTAGATGCGCTAGCTTCATGTGTCTGGTTTTGACTACAATAAAAGCCCACTCTACATTCTTTCCGTTTTCTTTGTGGCGCTTTATCCTTCTAGAAAAGTTCTTCGTCATACCTATGTACCGCTCCTTTGGTAGGTAGTAGATTATAAACTTTCCGTCGAGCTTTTTCTTTCCGTGTACATCAGCTCGCTTCTTGCAAGGTATGCAATACCTTTGCACACCAGTGCGTCTGCTTCTGTCCTTATGAAAGTGTTCTCTGGTCTTGTGCTTTTTGCACTTCGCGCATCTAAACTTCTCTGCCATCTGTTTCGTGATGTTCAATGACGGCAGTCTTAATTAAGTCAAGCTCTATCCTTACCCTTTGATTCACTCGTTGCAGGATGTAGATGATTTTCTCAGTGTCACACACCGGGTCACCATTGGATTCATGGCACGATTCATAGAGCTCAACGATCTCCTTGTGAGCATTCTCACAAGCGTCGTGATAGAGTCTAGATAATTCGTGTTTAGTCATGGCCGTTTGTTTGTATATAATTTACAGCAAACTACAGACCATTAGCAACTAATGTATCACACGTTATTAACAATATGTTCTACCACCTGGTCAACCTCCTTCTGGTTTCTGGGTATGTAAACATCATAGTCCCCCATGTCGTTGTTCTTTAGCCACATGAGAAACATTTTGAAACGCAATGGGAAGCTGTGCTGTGATGGCACAAATCCTTTTGTCTCGATCACGAACTTATGTTTGTGACTCACAAAGTCTGGGGTGTAAGTGACAGCCCGTATCAACTTGTTTTGTTTCAAGCTGAATCCACGAGCTGCCTTCTTACCATAGAACCCTTCGTGTCTAAAGGATTCTAGTACCTCGAACCTATGACCTTCATAGTCAAAAGATAAATCACTAGACTTTAGTTTTTTGTAGCAGTACAACTCAAGGCTTGACTGGAACTCTATACCATCATGCTTTGATTTCTTATGTCTTACCGCTCCGGTCTTCTTCTTTCTTCTCATATTACATTAGTCATATCAAACGCGTCCTCAGCTGAGCTCGGTGGAATGTAGCTTTCAAACTGCTCACTGATAGGAGTGAAGAACCTCTTGCCTCTATCGTTTGCGCAGTAGAACCCAGTGTTAGTGATGTTCATTTGGAACTCTATTGGATCATACAATGGCGTCGGCGTACCACCAGTTTCAACCACACGCACCTTACGAACATGGAACTCAGTGGTCTTTCTTACCATAGGGTCGTGGTGCTGGACCTTCCTATGTATTGTGAGGAAGCAGGAGCAGCGGTTGACCCACTTGCCACCGTGCTCACTGTCCTCAGCGTAAGGCGCAACTGGATATCCTTCACCATCCTTGCGTCGCTGCGCCTCAGTTACAGCATGAGTGTTTAACCAAATTGCGAGTTCATTGTTGACGCTGTAATTTAAAAGTTCCGATGCAGCTTCGTAGTGATACTCATGTATCCCAATCTTAGAGTGCTGCCCCATGTCAATCTTAAGTGAGTTATACGGGTCTATGAATAGTGCATCTATCTTTTGACTCTCTCTAACTTTATCGGTGAAAGCCAGGATATCGTGGAAAGAATACATGTCTTTGTTACTAAAGAACACGAAGTGTTTGTTTACCCAGTTGTACGCACTAGCCAACTCACTGCGAGACATGCGGTCTACCTTTCGGTCGGTAGCGAATTCCATCAGCCTCATCTTCGTGCTGGCAGTAGCATTCTCGGATGAATACACACACCACTTCCACCCGTGCTTGATGCTTGAGTTCACCATGAGGTACAACACAAAGGTAGTCTTACCCACATTGCTATGCCCGTTGAGTATAGTAAACTCTCTTTTGTATCTAAAGTGTTTATCTAGGGTATCGCTTCCGGTGGTCAACCCCATCTCAATCTTACCTTGAGCAAAGTCTTCAATCCATTTAAAGTCATCGTCAGTGGGCGCAATGAAACTCATGTCGCCACTCTTCACGCGCTGCTTACGTTGCTCAGTTTTTTCAAAGGTTAATACCTCGTGGATAGGCATTCCCTTTCCTTCGTTCAGCGCGTCTCTAATGGTCCTCTTAGCATGATCGAAATCCTTGATGTCTCTCAATGATATCTCATACTCTAACACCCGGATAGCTTCTTCCTCAATCATCTTACCTCCGGCAATGTATCCGCCACACAATCGAGCTGCGTTATACAAGGCGTGATGCTTCTCTCCGTCCACCGCATTCCGTATCATAGACGCTGCTATGTTCAGCTTGTTGTAGTCGGTGTACTCTTGAGGTTTAATAAGCTCCTGCTTAGGCTTAGATTCTTTCTTCTCTTCACTCACATAAGCGGTAAAGGTTTCACTGTCTTCATTTAGATACAGCTCACTATCGTAACTTTCGTAGCAGGCTCTCGATACATTCTTGCCGGTAGGGTCAACTACAATATTATAATGATTGTCGAAATAGTTTTCGATAGCGAAGAAATGTTCTCGGTGTCTGGTGCTGTCATTGATCTTGACCAAGGCCTTCACACCCTTACCGCTAGGCGATAGCCAACACGAGTAAACATAAGAGTCCAGGGATAGAGTTTGCTTTACTTCGTTAGGATTGCTGAGGTCATCAATATCAAGTACAATAAATCCGCTATGCTGCTTTAACCCAGCGTCCTTACGCTCCTCAAAAACCCCGCTAAACAATACAGCAGGTAATGATATCTTAAGGTCTTTCTCTCCAGTGTCTCGTATCTTCTCGACTATGTCCTTACTCTTTCCGGACTTGATTCGTTGTAGTGCTGTACCAAGTGGAATGTGAAAGGGATTCTTGGTATCCGTTATTGATTGGTAGATGGTTACTTTCATAGTCGATAAGGTCGAGTTCTCTTTTAAGGTGTACTATTGCTTTAATGATGTCTTGTTTCATTGGATTGCCTGGTTTCTTCCCGGCCCTCATAAGATAGGTAAGCGCTGTGCCTACATTGTAATTACTCCTCTGAAAATCCAACACAACATCCATAGCTTCAATAGCCTTATGCTCTCCTATGTAGTAGTGGGGTACGTCTTCTAAATTATATTCCATTTTTGTATTCGATTCGCTCTTTATACTTAATCAGTTTCGCTATCTCCTCAAAGGTCATGGTCTCCCGACCCCAAACATCTTTACCTTCTAGTAAGATTAGGTTGTCTCCAACTTTGTTTGGTATGATAACTATCTTGTAGTCACTCTCTCCTTTGTTAGGCAAGCACAGTGTTTTGTCTTTGTGTTTAACCACATCTATCGTAAACGATATTTCTTTGCCACCTCTCTTGGCTCGGTATGTTGGGGGAACAGAACCAACACGCTCCATTCCCCACGCAAAACATACCATTAGATATAAGGTGTCCTCGATCTTAGAACGGCAGACCATCGCTATCCTCTTGGGTCGCTGGCTGCTTATCTTCTTTCTTTCCCCAGGTACTAGGGTCTTTTACGATTGCGTAAGGACGCCCAGTCTTGCGAGACATCTTGAGTTCAAAGTAAACTCGCGGTGTCTTTGCATTATGGGTTGCAAACTTCTTCACATCCTCGAGTTCATCGAGGGTGAAACTAAACTCTCCGCTTACACCAGTTGTAAACGGCACGAACTTGCTGTCCGTGTCACTCCAGACCTTCATCTCATTGAAGTATCCGGCTAAAACATTCTCGTTTTGGCTCATGATATAGATATTAAATTAAACATAGAATTCTTTGTAAAAAGTAGTGGCAGGTCGGTCGAGTTGGAAGTGCTCTTTGATAGCATCAACAGCTTTCCAAAACTTAAACTCTCCACTACGAAGTGTTTCATCACTTGCGTGTATCAACGCAGGTAAGTAGGGGTACGCTTTCTCCTGCGCTACCCAAGCAAACTCATTGCCGGGATAAACTGATGTGTAGATGTAGGCTTGAATGTCATAGCCAAAAGAAAACACATCCCGTTTAAAACCTCCGATACTACGGGTGCTCTTGCTGTCTATGATAATACCAGGCACTTTACAATCCAAGAACCCTCGAACCGGAATGTCTTCAATCCAAGTATTAAATTCCACCTGGACTTCACCAGTGAGATGGCTGTCGAGCAGTCCACAATCATCTAATCTTGAGATCATGTCTATAGCCATGATGTAGTCCTCTTCCGACACCACATCCTTGCCCAATGCTTTAGCATCGACATACAATTCTTCTTTCCATTCCTTGTACCTTTTCGTAGCACGAGGATTCTTGCCGCCAATCTCAGCGCAAATCTCTTTGTCATCAAAAGTGTGAAAGCGGTTTTGGTATTCGTTAGGTTCAAACAAGAGCGTATCGTACACGCTCCCAAAGCTCAGCGCTTGAGATTCTTTTCTCAGCTGACCAGCCATGTACATTTCCCATAGCCTTATGTCATTGAGAGCATGTTTGATACTGCTATAGGAAAGATATCCCTTTCCGGTAGCATCTTGTAGTTGCTTAGCAAATTCCATTATCGCACAAACTTTTGCAGTGCTTCTACTTGCTTGGTACTCGCAGAGTCTTTGTACTTGCTGAGCACCATGTCGAATGCTTGCTTTTTGTCTTTGCTATTCTTGATATAGTCTATCGCTTTAGTAAACCACTCTCCGTCTTTCACTGGTGCAGAAGCCGTCTTCTTGCCGTGGGTATTGGTAGCGTCAGCGTCTTTAGTATCATCAATCAAGAACATACCATTGAGTGCGTACTTCCGTGCGTATGAGCTCGAAGCCCCGAAGCACTGAGCGATGTCCATACCCTTGCGGTTAGGGTCTATCCCTGCCTGGGCTCTCACCTCTGCTGCGGACTCGCCATCAGTAACCTGGACTGTAGATTCAATGAATAAAATTCCGGCCATCTCTTTGACCTCGTCGGAAATGGTCATAGATAAACCATTAGTACTAAGCAGCGGCTTCACTGCTTCTAAGATGTCTTCGGCGCTACGATAGTTGTAATTACCGAACTTGTTGAACTGACCTTTGGGCGCTTTCAAATCGCCCTGCACTTTTACAAGTGCTGCATTTAATTTGCTCATAATGAATTGAATTTAGTGTTGCTAATTTAATTATTTTCTACTGGTATTCCAAGTGCGATTTTAATCTGAGCCTGGATGTGCAAGGTGCGGCGTAAATCATATTCAGTTAGATCATATTCCCCCTCATATCTTTGGTGTATAACTTTAAGCACATCATCCATGCGGTCGCATAGGTAGTAAACCCTCTCCATGTCGGGTTTGTATGTCTTGTTTACCAGTTGCTCTAGACGAGCTTCACACTGGCCTCTTGAACTCGATGAGAAAATTGTTTTGCACAGCTCCTTATCTCGCAGGTCGAACCTCTCGCTGTCCGGGTTGTATGTTATATAATATTTCATGACTAAACTTTTATGGTGATTACATCTCCTTCTTCGTACTCTCCATCAATGAGCTGTTGCTTGATTTGCTCTAGCAATTCTATCGCATCTTTGATTTTGATTTTGTGGTGCTCCTGGATTATAATCCTATTGGCAGCCATTCGGTCTTCGATATATAAATCCCCGAGTTCAGTCACTATGTATTTACCAGTGTGAATCCGATGGATTAATCCTCGGTCTAGCAACCTCTTAAGATTACTTGAATAGAACCCCTCGTTGGTGTCACTCTTAGCGTTGCTTACCGCTCTCACAAACGATTGGATTTGGTGCAGGTGCTCGGGCTTTTCTCTTTTGATAAACCCGAGAACCTTTTGTGTGATATTAAGCCTTTTCTCCTGCTGCATAAACCTTTGCTTTAGTTCTTTTAAAATCAATAAACAAATCCCCAGTGTTGTCGCACACGAAACCTCTTTGATTTCCAGTGATTTCATCCGGGTTTAATCCGAGTGCTCTCAGCTCCTCATCTTCGATATCATTGGTAATCTTAATGATGTTTCCATCCTTGTCTTCTAGGTAGTAGAAAGGCTCACCAATATTTACCTCGTAGTAGTTTGGCTTGATTGTAGTAAGGCAGTCAAAGAAACTACCCTCCTCCTCACTTTGAATCTCAACCTGCACTTTCAATGCCTTGCACATTTGAACCATAGAGTTTATGATTCCTTCCGGCATAGTCCATGCTGTCTTGAAGTGAAAGATAAATGTGGTTATCCCATTGAACTCCTCCTCTGAGACAAAGGTTGGGTCCACGGCGTTCCACTTGGTTCCCCAGTTTACGATTGACCAGTCGTACCAGTTATCGTAGCCATACTTGTCTCTAAGCTCAGCCTCATGCTCTAGAAGTTGAGCCAACTTTGCTCCCTTGATATCCCCGAGGTGTACACCATTGGATAAATCGAATTTAGGGTCACGCTCCTTAGCCTCTTCAACTCGTGTTGTTGCTGACGGCGATGTTGTATCTAACAAAGCCTCCGGCATCTTGATGAAGCGGTTGAAGTCTATGATTCCACTATCGTCTTGGATGTTAGAATCTTTCTCTCTAATCGCAGTCTTGAACTGCTCTACACTTGCGGACTGGCCGCTCACCTTTACCAGGTGTGATACATAATTCGGCATACTATTTATTATTTAATTGAACTTCTAACTTTGCGATGTATTCCTCCACCGC